AACAGCGATGATTGATTAAAATAAAAAGGGAGAAAAAAATGGAAAATGCACTACCGTATGACGAGATGACGGAAAACGCTGTATTAGGTTCTGTTATCGCAAATCCAGGAGAATATGATGCTGTGGCTAGATATTTTACTGATGAAAATGTGTTTTATCAAAGGAAAGCTAGATTACTCTGGAAACGGATAAAACGTATGAAATATGATAAACAGACAATTGATACAGTTACCGTATGTTTATCGATTACAAAAAAAGACATAGATAAAGGACTTACCAAATACTATGTTACTGGATGCACCAGTAATACTTGTACTCCAGGTATGACTGAATTATATTCCAATCAGTTGTATGAGAAATATTTAATGAGGAAGATTATTGTTAAAGCTGATGAGATTAAAGAGAACGCTGAAGACAATAAGAAAGATATCTATAAAACGATAAGTGAGACACACTCTATTCTTTCTGAGATATTAAATATAAGACCCACAATGGCTTCAGATATTAATGATGTTATTGCAGATACTGTTGATAGCATTAAAAACAAAACAACAAAGCTAATCAAAACAGGTTATGATAATATTGATAACTTTTCAGGTGGATTAACAAGGGGAGAGATAACAATCATAGGAGGAAGACCAGGTCATGGCAAAACCACTGTAATGATTAACATGTTAGCCAATGTATTGGAACAAGGATATAAGGCTATATTCTTCAGCAGAGAGCTTCCAAATTCTGAGCTTGTAAAGAAAATTGTGTGTTTAGAATCACAACAGCTGTCTTATGGTATGGTTCGTAAGAACATATTCACTGAAGATGAATTAAAGTTTTTTAACTCTGCACTATCACATATAAAGGAGAAATATTCAAGCGATAAGTTTTTAATGTTTGATAATGTGAGAGATTTCGCAGCCTCATCAGGAGAAGTGAAGAAGTTTAAACCAGATATTATATTTGATGATTATATACAGCTTATTGCCTGTGATTCAAGACAAGACCAAAGAAGGTTACAGATAGAACAGCTTGTTAATGATTATAAATGGTTAGCAAAAGAAACAAATGCTGTTGTTGTATTGGCTTCTCAATTAAATAGATTTATAGAGAGGGCAGGTTCTAGAGGTAAGGCTTTAATGCCTCAGTTATCAGATTTAGCTGAGAGTGGAGCCATAGAACAAGTAGCAGAGAATGTATTCTTTTCTTACTACGATTATAAGGTCCAAGGGGAAAGAGGAAAAGGAAAAAATATCATAACCATATCAGCGGGGAAAGTTAGATACGGAGACAGTGGTACTGTTGATTTAGGATATGATGGAGATAAATGTAAAATATATAATTCAATAGGAGAAATGATAGATGACACCTTACCATTCAAATAAAAAGTACGTAGGAATAGACCCAGGAAAAAGTGGGGGTATAATGGTTATAGATGAAATGGGAGAAGCAACTGCATATAAATGTCCTGAGAAAGTTCTTGACATGTCAATTTTATTTAAATTGATTGTAGGACATACTGCTCCTGATAATGTAGAACTTTTAATGGAGAGAGTATGGGCAAGACCAGGAAATGCTGTAAGAGCTGCGTTTACATATGGAGTTAATTATGGTCAATGGCTTGGTATAGCAGCGTCTTATGAGATTAAGATGTATACTGTATTACCAAACAATTGGATTAAATGGGTGGGTTGTCCTAAAGCATTGCCTGTCGCAGATAGAAAGAGGTGGCTTAAAGCAAAAGCTAAAGAATTATACCCTGAATTGAATAAAGTAACACTTGCAACAGCAGATGCAATATTAATAACACATTATGCAAAGGAGAAATACTTCAATGAAAAAAAACTATAAATACAAGTGTTTTGTTAGGTCAACATCAAATGTAATAACAAAAAAAGATATGTATCAAATAAGCTTACCTCCACATGTTTGGAAAAAAATGGGATGGAAAATTAATGAGAATGTAAATTTATACTTAATTAGAGATGAAGATACAAAGCATATTATTATAAAAAAGGAGAAATCAAACAATGAAAAGTAGAACATCAATGGAAAGGGCAGCAGACGCTGAAGACCCGAACTGTGATATAGATGAATGTAGGACGTGTGGAGCTCCAATTGATGAAGAACAAGGAGATATAAGAGGATATTTTGGTATATTACCCATGGCTTTTTGTGTGTGGTGTACATCATCATTAACGGATATGGTTATACAAATGAATGGATTTAATGATATTGATGTGTTAGAAGAGAGATTGGAAGAGCTTAAACATGAAGAGAAATATCCAGGAAAATCAAAACATTATTACAATAGACAAGATGAACATTAACAAAAAACTAACACTACTTATAGTATTATGGATACTCGATAAAGCAATCATGCTTATCATGTTGATATTACTTAATTGATATATCTACAAGACATAATAGACTTATTTGGTGAATGTTATAGAGAAAAGGGGGATAGTTGGGTGAAAGTAACAGAAGAATATGCAAAGGGATTTGACCTTGATTTAAAGTTTGGAAAATTGGGAGAAGACTTTGTTAAAGACATACAAGATGGTAACAACAAGATAGAGGTAAAAACAGAAAGAGATATCTGGAAGACAACAGGCAATATTGCCATTGAAATGAGGTATAAAGGGTCTCCATCAGGTATTTCCACAACTGAATCTAACCTGTGGGTGCATTTATTGAGCTATAAAGGGGTCATAGAGGGCGGATTTATGTTCAACGTAGACTTACTTAAGGAAAAGATAAAAAAGCTCCATAAAGATGGTGATTTAAAAATGGTGATGGGTGGGGATGATAATATGAGTCAGATGGCTCTGCTTCCAATTAAGGAATTATGGGGTTAAAAACCTTCTTTAATATCCCAATTGAAATCGTTATAATAATTTTGAACATTGAATTTTTTAGCATAATGCTTTAATTTAGAGGTGTAATCATTGAGCCTTGCTTTGTATTGTGCTTCAGCTTCAAATAATGTCATTGTAATTTTGTCAGCATCACGATGTTGCTGTAGCCATTTAATAAACTTCATTGAATTTCTTTTGCCTTCCTTTCCACTTTTGAAAAGGCTCCCTTTATTTGGATTTAATGTTTTTAACTTGGATTTCATTATTGAGAATGCTTTTTTAAATGCTATATTCATAGGGTCTCCAGTTCTATATCTATCATGAGCAACAGCAAAAAATGTTGAATAGAATTGTTTAGCAAAATCTTCTTCATCACCGAGATAGAAAGAATTTTTAAAGTCCTCATAGTAAGGAGACAACTCGTTACCTTCCATATCTTTTGGCATAGATTGACCTTTTTCATCCATGAAATCTCTGTATAATTTTGATATTCTAATCCTGTCTCTATTTAGTGGATTATTTGTCCTTTCACGTATTTTCTGTATATTTGCATATAAAGAAGTTGTATTACGAAATACACCATCCCCAAACTGATTAAAATTAGATTTACCTTCATATAATTGCCCTAATTCCATACCTATAGAGCCAATAGTATTAAAGATTGCAGGTTCAAGAGTTTGTGTGAATCCTGTGTCAAAAGGGCTGATTGCCTCTGACATTATACCTAAAAACTCACCTTTCCACATTGTTGTCCTAAATCTTGTCCACCAATCAGTATTTTCTTTTGGCATTTCAGTGCCAAGTAAGTGCCTATAAAGACCAATCATAGCACTCCCAGATAAATATGTTGCTGTCAATCCCATTATAGGTTTCATAAAGTTTTTATTTTGAACAGCTTCCTTTGTGTTTCTTATAGTATTTTCAGTTGCAGCAAAAGCCATACGTTTAAATAAAGTAAGAGGTCTTAATCCTTCTTTACCTGCCCACTTAGGCATAAATAAATCTGCAGATGAGCCCTGCGTATTGATATGTGCATATGTATTCATTTTATTATTAATATTTTCAACATCTCTCATTAATTGAATTTTCTCATAATTTGACAATGTATTGTCAGCTCTTACCTCTTTAGCATTTCCATATTTTATTCTTAAGGCTATTTCTTTGTCATTTAAAAAATAAAAAGATTTAAGTCTTCTGACTGCTTTTTGGTGCAGATTGCTTTCTTTTGGATGCAATGCTATTCTCTCCAATAATCTTCTTTGTTCTGCTATTGATGAAGCTATTGCTAATAGTCTATTAAATTTTTCTGTAGGTCTCATAAATCCAGCCTTAAACGCTGTTGCATCCAATACTTTATCAATTGCATGTCTACCCTCATATAAAACATTACCAACGGTAAATGCATTACTGTTCATAGCCCTATTATAAACTTCAGCATCTTTCGCTAAGACTAAGGCGAAGCCTTCTCCAACATCTCTTAACCTATGGGCAAATACAGTTTGAGTCGTACCTGTTATTAAATTTTTAAATCCAGCGGTAGGAAAACTTAAACCAAGTTTAGCTACGATTCTAGCAGTACTTTCAAGAGTTCTATAAGAAAGCTCATAAGGGTCTGCAGATTTTTCAGCACCTAACTGCTTATTAATAACTTCTTTAACCCAATTTAATTCTTTCTGTTTACCACCCTTTAAAATACCCTCAGCTCCTTGAAATACCTTATGTATTCCATTACCTGGTTTCATTCCTTGTATGGCTTCTGGAAACATTTCTAATGTAGCATAGAACTTAGCCATTCCTTGTACATAAGGTGTAACGGTTTTATCAAATGAATTTTCATATGTTCTTACAAGCTTACCTTTTTCATTCTCAATATATAAATCTTGTAACGACAATCTATCCTTTAAATATTTTATCGATATCTTGCTTGGATTGAAATTAATCATATCATCAAATTGCATCTCAGCTATCAGCCTTGAATCTTCCATTTCCTTGCTTAATTGTTCTTTTGTAAAGTCTTTCCCATACTTATCTTTTGCTCTTTTATAAGCTATATCTGTTGCTAGTTTATTTACAGCGTTTGCCCTAGCTCTTTCATTTACATATAATAATCTTTTGCCTTCCTGTGTTAAAGACCTTGTGATATAAATTCCATCTTCTATAAATTTAATTCCAGATTTACTCGACATAGACTCAAATTCTGCTTGATTTGTGTTTTGTCGTAAAGAAGATTCAAACTTATCTTTTCCGAATCCTTTTTGTATAGTATCAATATATAGCTTTGCTATTTGACCCTCTTTTGTGTTTAGATTTATATATTTATAACTGCCATCTTTATTCTTTGCAGCCAACCCATCTCCACGAGTCCTCCCATCTCTGCCTGTTTTTATTGTTTTGCTCCACTCAGGGTTTATTACCTTATCAAAAAATGACTGAGCATTTTTAATTATCTTTCCTTCACCTTTAGGAAGTTTATTCCCATATTCTTTTTTTGCTTTTTGTAAAGCAAGTAACATCTCTCCGTTATTATCAAGAGCCACAACCATATTGTTTTTTATTTTAGAAAGTTTAGTCTCTCTTGTAAGGAAATTACCTCCAATTATTTTTGAAGCACCTTCGTTGAATTTTAATAATGGGGATTCATTTGTCGCCTGTATAGAGTTATGTGTAAGTAATTTTTCAGCTATATCTGACATTCCAATTTTTTTAACAGCAGCATGAGTACTTCCTAGTATCATTGCACCTTCTTTTAATCCACTTTGCATCCCGCTGTCTACTTCTGCCCTTCTTAAATTATTTACATCATTTAAGGACATCCAACCAACACCATCTCTTTGAACAATGTCTTGATTAATAACAAAATCATTATATTCCTTTAGTTCTTTTACAGTTGCATTGAACAGCTTCCCGTCTTTAACATCTAAAGCCTTTAAGGTCTTAACTTGGTCTGCTAAAGTAATATTTCTTGGTAATCTATTCCTTTCGATATCTGATATGAGATTTAGTTTTTTTAATGCATCTTTTTTGCCAATAAAATCTTTAAGCTCTCCAGATAAAACTTCATCAAATTTATTTACAAATTTATTTAATTCATTTATTTTTTCAGAATACTTAATAGAATTTTGGTCTTTAGGTATTGTTAGTCTGAAATTTTTAGGATTATCTATTCCTGCTCTTTTAGCAATAAACTCTATAAATTCATTTCTATTGACATTGTATTTCTTTTCAACATCCCTTACCTGTTTATTTAAAAAATTCTTATAGGCTGAAGGACTTTCAAAACTCGCATCACTTATTTTTTTGTATTTAGTTACGCCACCTTTGAATTGCACACCTCTAGTATCTAGTTTTTGTGTTAATCTTTTAGATACGATATTTGCATAATCATTAAAATTACCTATGCCTAAGATAGTTTTAACTCTTGACACAACTTGTTTTAAAGCTTGATTAAATCTAGAGAATAGACTTGGAGGGAATGTTAAGGCTTGTGCCTTATCTCCAGTTACATCTGCTGTAAACTCTTCCATATCTCTATTTTTATTTTGCTTTTTACTTTTCCATTCTTTATACTCAGAAGTTTTACTGGCTAATTGCTCTAATATACTTAAATCCTTAGACAATTTTACATCATTGGTTTCCCTTGCATATGCTTTAAGCTTATGAAACTTCTCATGAAAGTAATCAGTTGGTTGAAATCTGTCTTTTGCAAGTAATATTGCTCCCTCTGCAGCATCTATAAACTGACCTAAAACACCTTTCCCTAATTTTGCTTGCTGTAATTGTTCTGGAGACAGTTTATCTTTTGCTGCCCACCTTTCAACAAACCTTTCTCTTGCTGGGTCAAATCCCTGTTTGAATGGCCCTTTACTCACATCCCCTTTTTTAAATTTAACATCAATGGGAGAACCCATTTTTTTATGTAATTCTTTCTGAGCTATAATTAAATCAGAAGCTTCTTTAATATTATAAACTCTATCAATTCTTGTTCTTTCATGCCCAAACAAATAATTTTCAGTTGCCGATTCCTTCCCTCCTAATTTTGCACCAATAGATTTTCCTCTTCTTCTTAAATCATAAAAGGCAGAGTTTGGGTTATCAGACATTTTTTTCTTATTAATTAACTGACCAACTTTAGCTGCCTTACCCATTAAACTTTTTCCACTGCCTACGTATTGCATAATATCTTCTGCCAATTTTTTATCTATCCAAACTTTTCGATTAAAAGTATTATATTTGACGAAATTAGCGTCCATATCAAGAAAATATTCTTTTGTCTTATCCTCAAATTTTAAATATTTTTCTAAATCTTTTGGGTTGTCTTTTAAAATTTCTGCTAATTTATTAATTTCTAAATTTCTTATGTAATAACGTGCTCCCAGTTTACCTACTATCTCTACTCCTTTATCTCCACTAGCTATAGCTTCTTCAATAGTAAATTTCCTTATTCCTTTTTTTGCTGGGTTTTTACCTGCTCCACTTGCATTCCATTCATTATATTCATTCATAACAGTTCTTGCATATTCCATTAATCTATTTGAATCTGGGCCTCTTAAAAATTCATTTATTCCTAAATGTTTAAAAAATAAATTCAATTCATTTGACGGTTTATTACTCGTTGTATTCCCGTCTTTTCTTCCTAGTATATTATCATTGAAAAATTTATTTAAATCAGATATTTTAACTTCTGTAAGGTCTTTTCCTTTATATTCATTCAAAAACCTTGATACTTCAATTATTCCATTTTTAGGGTTTTTAATGACCCCAGTAGCAAAATCAGTCTTAGACCTACCTATATCGCCTGATAGCCTTGCTTTTGCGTAGTCAATAAAAGCAGAAGAGTCGAAATCGCCTCTTTCAATAGCAGCTCTAGAAAGTTCGCCAGTTTTATCTTTAGCATTAATCATTTCAACCAGTTTTACTTCTTCTAGTCGCATATCTTTTGTTTCGTTTTTTAGCTGTTTCTTCCAATCATAAGGTTTTTTATCACCTCTTTTTATAACCGTAAGTTTATCTCTTTCTGAAATTTTATCATTTAAATTTTTCCTAGACATAGGAATTTTAGCTGATATAGCCTGAACTTCAAACTCCTTTTCCTTTCTTTCAAGTTCTGATTGAACTAAAAACTCCATTTGTTCATCTAATGTTTTTGGAGTCTTTGTTTCTTTGGTAATTGTTTTTTTAGTCTTTGTAGGCTCAGAAGGAACTATATCATATTCATAACCAGTTGTCTCAAATTCTGGAGCACCTTCCACTTCAACTTCTTCAATATCTTTTTCTTTTACTTCTCTTTTAAGTGGGTCTCTTTGTTTTAATAATTCTTGTTTATATGTTTTCTTTAATCCTTCTCCAAGTGCTAAGGCTTCATTATATGAATCTCTTCTAGCCCCTGTAACTAATTCATTGCCTTTTGGAGTTGTTAATACAGGTTCATATCCAATTATTTCCCCATCTTTATTTTTAACTTCTTTTACAGATACATCAAAGCTATCAGCATATTTAGTCCTCATCTTTTTAGCTATTCCAGGTTCATTTAAAGCACCTAGATTAACCATATCATGAACATCTTCTAATGATTTTATTTTCTTGTTAAGCTCTGCGTCAATATCCTTAATTTTAGCTTCTGTAGACATTTCTTCTTTAGTAAAAAACTTCTCTTTATTTTTAGACATTTCTCTAGTGATTCCATACAAAGTATTATTAATGAATCCAAATTCTTTCAATAACTCTGCTCTAGCTGCATGTCTTTCTTTTCTACTTGATAATTTTGGTATATCATCCATTTTATCAAGATTCTGCGTATATTTTTTTAATGCCTTATTGTATGCAGGAATACCTATATAAGCATCTCTTGCTTCTGATATAATATTAATCTTTTCTTGGACAAGCTCTGAAGGTATAGGGACACCAGCTTCAATTAAATCTGATTCTATTCTTTCAATCTTTTCATATCTGGACTGCATTTCACCTTTTTCACCAACACCTAATAAATCATGAACTTTTCCTTTAGGGTCTGATTTTGTCTTAAATCCAGCCTTCTCGAATATATCACCATAAAAAGCGTGTTTTGCTTTCCTATACCTCTCAACATCTCCTTCTCCCATCCTTAATGGCTTCATTGAAGCTCTTAAACCACCAACAATAGCAGTGTTCATAAAAATACTTGAAAGCCAATCATCCATATCGACTTCTTCTCCCATTAAAGCCCGTTCTGCTATTTGACCAGTACCAAATAATGTACCTTCAGCAATTACTTGCCCTACTGGATTCATTGTTAATTGTGTCACTTTATTGGCAAATGTTTTGTCTGTAGCCATTCTAGCTTTTGCAAATTTTGGAGCCATTAATCCTTTTGTGAAATAGCCAGCTGCAGCCCCTAATGCTAAACTGCTTGCTCCATGCTTTGTTGCATTCCAAGTCATTTGTTTATAATCCATCTCATCTCTTAATCCATCTTTTATTTCAATGGATTGCTGTGCTGCATCTTGTAAAGCTCCTCCAGCAGCTCCATATGTCGCAAGACTAAATCCTGATTCAATACCTGCTCCTCTTGCTAAATAATTATGAAATCCTCCAGCCATTGCTTTTCTTGTACTTCTATTTGCACCTGCTTTTGCTAACATTTGGCTAAATCCTTTTGTTGCCATATTCTTCAAAGGGCCATGCGTTATTGACTTTGCAGCTACACTCCCTACCCCACTACTACCAAAAAATGTTAACATATCTACAGGTGATACTAACCCAACGAAAAACTGACCCGCTTCATCATACCATGCCCTATCAACATCTTCTTCTTTATATTTAGCTTCTCCATGCATAATTTGATATATAGTTCCAGCGATTGATTTATTATAGGCTTCTCCCCACCAATTACCATCCTCAGCCCACGCTTCAGATAAATTAGCCGTAAGTATCTTTTCAAAAAAACCAGGATTAGCTTTTTCGTCAAGTTCTTGTTGTGTAGGGATTTGTGATTGTTTGGGGTCTGATGTAGTAAATGGATTCTCCCCATAGCTAATATCATTTCCATCTTTATCTTTTTTATACACTCTTTGTATATGTTGATAAACATCGTAGTCTGTCTGACCAAGAGTATTAAATCTCTCTTTATACCATTTGACTGCTTTTTCTGGGTTAATCATTATTTATATAAATTTTGATAATGCTTACTAGGAAATGTAGAAGGCATTTTTATCCAATATTTCCCATATTTAAGAGTCCTTGTTAATTTAAAATATTCTTCTTCATTTTGAGAAATAAATTCATCAATAGTCAAGTTTGAATTTTCAAATTTGATTTTAAATTCATTAATTTTTTTTCTACTCTGTTTTCCAATAATACCGTCTTTTTGTTTTTTATCTCCCCAAGCTCCTTCTGTTAATGCTTGAGATTGATTAAACTCCCCTAATAAATATTTTTTCATAGCAACTGACGCTTTATCTGCTCCATCTAATATTTCTTTTTTTTCTCTAATTCTATTTTCAACATCTTCTATTTTTGAGTCTATAAAACCTTGCCTCTGAGGAAGTTCTGTTGATTTATCTTTTTTTAATTCATCTAAACTAACCCCATCAATTTCTCCTGAATCATAAAAACTTACTGGTTTTTTCAATTCTCCCGAAAGATATTTTTTTATAACATTTAGGTCTGTTGTTCCATATCTTTCCATTAAATCTTCATTTGATTTTTTAAGCTCCTCTTTTTCCTGTTCAGCAAAAATAGTTTCTTCCTCTTTAGCTTGTTGCTCTTCAATAGTAATAATACCATCGCCATCTAAATCAGCTGTTTCAATCAAACTCTGACTATCTGGAAGCTCATCCGCATACCAACTGCCAGACCAATTTTTATAACCTTGCCTAGCTTTATCATCCCTCGTTTGTACAAGTCTTAGTTCTTTATCAAGTATCTCTTTTGCTCCAATAGTATCTCCTGCAGCAGCTTTATCATTTATTCCCTTAAAATCAACATCTGGCATAAGGGCTTGCCACTCAGCTAAATCATCATCAGCAAGTTCTCCCCATTTAGCTTTTAAAAGATAATTCTTTAGACTTGTAGTAGTACCTATTACTGACTTAAATTCAGCCATTTTTTTAGTTCTTATTTGAGTTAGAGCAGCTGGCGTTAGCATTCCATTAGAAATTGCTGCTGCCTCTTCTTCTGTTATTGAATCATCTCCCATCATTGCAGTTAACGCTTTATCGAGATTAGTCTTATATCTTGTCAATTTATCAGCTATATCATCTTCATCGAAAGTTCCATCTCCAATACCCGATGGCATTCTAAATAACTTTTCCTTAGTCTGAGGGTGAAGTCCTAAACTTAGCTTTTCTTCTAATTTAGATATTCTTACATACTCATTATTAAGCATATCCAAATTTGATTCATATTTAGGCTGTCCTTCATCATTAACTAAAGATGCTCTTGTTGCATCTAAATCCATCCAATCCGAAGCTTTTGGTTTATATTCGTCACTTTTTAGAAATTCATCAGCTTGAGTTAATGCAGTGGAATATTCATTAAACTTGTAGTTTTTATTTTCCATTACATTTTCTAGTGCAGCATGATTTAAAGAAGTTGAGTCATATTTAGAACTTCTATCCTTTATATTGTTTAAAGCCTGTTGAGCATTAGCGATTTGTGCTGGAGTTTGTGCAGTTACTAAAAGATTTTTAATTGCTTCCTGTTGCCCTGATATACTCTCCTTTGCTCTTTCATGCCCAGATGAAAACGCTTCAAGCAATTGTAATATCTCTGCTGTTGAACCTCTATTTATTTGTTGAGATTTATAATCCGCCATTTGAATCCTTTTATTTTAAATTTTATCCGTATCTAATTCCAGAAGCTTGCTGTTGCCACTGATTAATCATATCTTGTACTGATTTCAATGATTGAGCCCTTTGTTGCCCTGTTTGTGACAATACATCAGTCATTCCCTTACCATATACATCCTTAATTTCACCCGTATATTGTTGTTGTTGTCCACTACCTGCAAAACCACCAGCAGCTTGTATTCCTTTTTCTCCGCCTCCAGCTGCTAGCATTTTACTTAATAATGTTTGTCCTGTTGCTTCAACTTGAGGAGAATATGTCCCTGCAAGTCCTCCTTTAAGTAAGTCTGAAGATAGAGGTTGAAACATACTTGATGGTAATTGATAGGAACTTAATCCATATTGGCTTTGTAATGCCTGTGAAATATCACCAGCCCCAAGTTGCCCAAGACCACTAAAACCACCAGAAACGTCAAGTCCCATACTTTGTAATTGTTGCATTATATCATCAATCATTGCCATATTATCTATCTCCTTCCATTTGAGTCAATAATAATAGTAAATTCATAAGAATATTTGAGCCTTGTTTGCCTTTTCCTAATAATGTTGCAGGGTCTTGTGCAAATGCTCCCTCTTCACCAAACAATGATTGTGTAAAAGTTTGTTTTCCTTCTAGCCCTTGTAATTGTTTAAATAACTCATCTGATGATATCCCTAATTCATCTGAAAGGCCAGAAAACGAATCCCCTGATTTAGTTGGGTCTAAATCATAAAAAGTTTCTCCTCCTCCGCCTCCAACTGATTTTCCATAGCTTTCTGTTAATTTTTGAGTATCAATACCAGCCTTTTGAGCTCCTTTTAATAATTTTGCTTCTTTCCCTACAACAACATCTCCTGCTTTAGCTCCTTCGAATGTTTTTCCGATACCTTCTCCCATTTTACCCATTGCATAACCTTTTATTCCTTCAGTCAATCCTGTTTTAAATAAATCACCGCCAGACACTTTTGTTGCTTCAAGCATATCGTCAAGCATACTTTCATTTCCAGCAGCTATTCTTCCTGACTCTTTACCTAAAAATGTTCCTCCCCATTTACCTGCATCAAGGCCAGCACCCTTTGCTGCCTCTATTTGTTGTTGTGCAAATTTTGATTGCTGTTTTGCTTTATACATTCCCGATAAACCTGCTAGAGTTGCACCTGCTATAGTACCAACACCAGGAATTAATCCCAACATAGGAGCAATTGTTTCTAAAAACCCTCCGAAACCTTTAGTTTCTCTTTTCTGGTTTAATAGTTCTTTTTGTTTTCTTTGAGAAGCTATTTGTTCTTTCTGAAATTCTTCAGACATCTCCCCTTTCTGTTGACCAAAAGCAAGAGCTCCAGTTTTTTGAGCCTGTTCTGACCCTAATAAACTCTCTAATAATCCTTGTTGTGTACTTGCGATACCATAAGGGTTGTATCCATTCGCCATATCTTACTCCTTTTTTAATCCAATCCGTCTATTAAATATATTAATTATTCTCATCATTTACAAATCTACATTTTATGTTATAATTGTTGCAGGTAATGCTGTTGCTTTAATCATATTCTGCAAAATCTGATACTGCTGTTGGTAATGCTGTTGCTTTCATTATAAAATCACAATGTTCTCCTGAACCTCCACCCCAATTTAGATAACCATTGCCTATTCCTGAAGATTGTTTTTTAAAACCAACCCAATAGTTATATGTATCACCTGCTGTTAATCCTGTAACTGCCCAATAATGTTGTATTGTCGCATTGTCTGTTTCATCAATTAAGTTAATTGCTTGTTCATAAGTAGCACCTGCTGTACTATATCCACTTGTTGCATTTGCAGTAGATAATCCTATAAAGGTGGTATTATTCGCTTGAGCATCTACTTTAATTTGAATCATAATCTCAACTGCACCACTTGGAGGAGCAATAAATCTAATTCCCATATCATCATCAGGAACAACAAAAGAGGTTGTTAAAGTATAAGTAGTTCTACTTGCATCTTCTCCAATCATTCTATATCCAATTATCATTCCTGCATAAGCACTATTTGCTACACTAAATTCAGTAACAGTATCTCCACTTACAGTCCCTGCTACCCAATTAGTTGCTCCCATTGTAATCTTGTCATTAGCTTCATCAAGAATTAACATTTTATCTGCACCAACAACAATATCTAATACATCATCAGAAGATTCGTCTAAGTAGGTATGAGTTCCTCCATCAAAATATAATTTCTTTGTTGCATCAATAGTAAAATTCCCACTTGGTATCTCAACATCTACATCTCCATCTACTGTTGCACTTCCTGTTAATCTTACTCCTGTAGATAATCCTCCATTATATTCTGCTACTCTAAGTTCTAGTCTTCCTGATTCACTTCCTGCTGTTACATCATCTGCTTTTGCTTTAATTGACGCATATAAAGTTTGGTTACCACCACTATCCTCACCATGAAACATAATTCTACCTATTGTATCACTATCAGCAGGAGAAGCACTATTTCTATATATTGATATATCAGGACTATGATTACTTCCATCATCAGTTGATTCTATTATTAATTGAGAAGTTGAAGCATTAGTTGTTACTAAATGTAAACAATCTGCACTTGTATCCCACAGCATATAATTTGAAGCTGTATCACCAAAAAACTTTACATCATATCCAGCATCATCTACACCAACAGTTAAATTACTAACGATTGTTACAGTATCACTTACAGGGTCTAAGATTAAATCTCCATCAGGAATTAATGACATATGTGCTACTGCACCACTATCATCAGTTGTCCTTAAATTCGTAACTCCATGTTCTGCCACTTCAAGTGAAAACAAATCATTAGGGTCATCTGTATCTTTTAAAGTAAGTGTGCTATTTGATGTGTTTATTTGGAATAAAGATACATCTACCCCAAGAATACCATAATTAAAAATACCACTAGAAGTCCCTATAAAATAAAAGTCATCACCTGATGTTAGAAGGTAAGTATCTCCTCCTGAAATATATAAATCTAATGTTCCTGTAGAATCTGTTGATTCAAATCGTGTATATACATTTGGTCTAAATGTTAAATACATACTATCACACTCTACTAAATGTGATGTTAATTTACCATTAAGAAATAAATCTCCATTTATTCTAAGCTCATCCTTATTTAAAGAAAGGGGGGTATTCTCCCCCCCAATCTTTATAACTTTCTGATGAGTATCTAAAACATCGTCATCCCCTAATAGAATTGGATTCTTTCTGTTTGGCTCAAAAGAACCATCAGTAATAGAGTGAAGTTGGGGTAGACGAGCTCTAGGCATTATTTTTTAGGTTTGAATCTATCTAATAAAGGCTTTAAAATCATATCCAGTACAACATCATCTGCTTTACTTGGGCTCATTTTAATACATTTTTCTAATATCATAAAACCTAATAAAACCCATTCCCAATTACTTGTTATCCATTCCATTTTACTTCTCCTTATTTTCTAATTTTTTTAATCGTTTATTTATATTCGTCTTATCTCTTTTTGTAAATAGAGGAGGATGAGAATCCTTTTTCAGAATAGCAACATCCTTCTCTAATTCTTCTATATACTTCGCATTCCTATGTACTGTCTTTTGCAAAGATTTCATCTGTCTGTCTAATTCGTTAGGCTTATTAACATACTTATCAATCCTTTTTAAATCAATTTTATGTTTAACAGCCTTAATAATCCTTGTAGCCACTATCTTTGCCAACCATATAGGCATATTATTTACTTACTCCTAGCCATGTTAATATAATTCCTATAACAATAGTCAAGGTGCTTCCTATAGTTTTAACTGCTGTTATACTGTTTTCTGCTTGCCTCAATCTCCCATTAATTTTTTCTAAATGTTTATTGTTTGAATCTACCCTTTCTTTAATATGACCTAAATCACTACAGATTCTAACTAAATGAACTGTTATACTATTTCTATATTCTTCAGTTTTATCAGTATCTTTTATTTTCATTCTTCTCTTGCATCCTTAAAAACTTCTCTTTTAATCCATTCCCACTTAACTTCGCTATAACTTCAACAAGTGTTTTATAACTATTTTCTAAACCCTTTTGTTCAAGTTGCATTAATTTCTGTTGGTCAATAAGTTTAACCAAAATACCTTCTAATCTATTAAATTTCTGATGTATGTCTTTTGACAAATCATCTTGTATATATTTATTTTGTTTCCATATAAAAAATCCAAATGCTATTGCCACACATATAGGGATTCCATATCTTTCTAAAATTGATAACCAATCCATTTTTAACTCCTGATAAATATTGTATATACAACAATAGAAATTTTAACAAATATTAAAATAATAAATCCCCAAAACATAATAGCAACCCATATCATGAGTATTTGCTTCCAATCTTCTAACCATTTATTATTTCTCCCCATAAACAAGTCTTTCCATTTATGATTTGTATTACATGAACTGTGAACAATCCTTTATCAAAAAAATCTACTATTGCAAAAGCATGACTCCAGTTTATCCTTCTATTACCAAGCCATTCATTAGCTTCAGCACTCATATCCTTTAAACACCCAATACTCCAAGCAGACTTATGCCCATCCATATGAGTCGCAGACATTTGTTGTAAATCGTGCCAATGCCCATACATTATATTACATCCAAGTTTTCTTAAGTGATTAGCAGCATGATACTGTCCACCATATTGATGCCCATGATAAAAATATAATTTTCCTAACTTAAGGTGTTTACCAAAAGGATAGTAAGTATATCCTCTGCCATCCAAATCAACTGCATTAGCAAAACTGTATTGAGGGATGTAAGGGTATTTACCAACTGCAATATTGAGCCAATTATCATGGTTTCCTTCTGTTATATATTTTTCTTCACAATTAACTTTATCTAGGGACTCATCTATCATATCCATCCCTTTATTGACATCTTTTATATCTTTTTTGAAATCTTTTATAAGAAACTCTAATGGAGGAGGTTTTTTGTTTTTAAATTTCCAATGTGAAAAAGCCTCCCACTCTCCAACATCCCCTAAATCTACATAAGCATCTGGCTTAACTATCTCTATAGCTTTACATAATACATTGATTGCTTTTTGGTCGTGTAAGGGGAAATGTTTATCAGGTGTTACGACTACTCTTTTAATGACTCCATAATCGTTTTTCCTCATAGATTTCCTTAAAATTTATTGGAGTAATTTAGTATAAAAACTTGAAATTTCCTAATCAGATAGAGATGAAATCTGTTCACTAAGCTCTTTTGCACGATTGGGAGTTTGTTTAGCCCAAAGGGAATCGAGCATCTCTAATGAGGCTTCTTCGTATTGCTCTGTTTCTAAATAATAAATGGTTTGTTTAAATTTAGAGAAACCTCTTAATCCTAATTGATAACACATATTAATAACAACTTTTTTAGCTATTTCATCTACATCTTTAAACCAAGGGAAAGCAATAATTATTCTTTGTAAAAGGGTATGCAGCTTTTTCATTAAGATTAAGTCAGATACATCTTCATCTATAACTAAATCTTTTATAGCGAAACCATAACCTATAGTATCATATCCTTCAGTACATTGGTATACTTTAGGGCTAAAACCTTCGTGCTTTTTTATATCATCTACAATCTCTTGCAGCTCTTTAGGAATCATCTCTTTTTAAAAATCTTATTAAATTTTTTAGCATAATCATCATCACATTGATAATTCCATCTAGGAAAACTACCCTTACCTTGTGTATTCAAGCCTAAGTCTTTACCATTAAACTTTTGAACCCCACCATCTCTTATTTTCTTAGAGAGGTCTTTCATTTCTTTTTACTTTTAAATTTCTTTTTAGCTTTAGGCTTAGGTTTACTTTTAACCTTTTTAGAATAAAGGTCGTTAGGGTTATGCCTATCATTAATTCTAACATATCCATTTTCCCCCAATTCTTTAACTTGCTTAATAACATCTCTGTCATCGTGTTGCTCTGAAATTCTTAAAACTCTTTTATCTTTTTTATACCAGTATTGTGCCATTTTATCTCCTATTATTATATAAGGGGGCTTGACACCCCCTTATACATTTCAAACACTATCTAGCTATTAGCTAGCATTAGTGAATTTATAACCTTTTTTATTGCTTGCGCTATCAACAAGTTTAGCACCATATATCATATCTGCTACTACTTTAGTTCCAAGAGCATCAATAGAATATTCTGCTTGTACTCTTACATCTTGCTGAACTGCACATACAGCAGCCGATTTATGAAAAACAGCTCCTGATATTGCTGTTCCTGCTGTAGCAACTGTATTTGACATATAGACATTTATACCAAATAATCTGCCCATAAATCCTTTAGTTCCACCATTATTCAAAATAGAACCATCGCCACCTGCATCAGCTCTCCAAAAGTTTTTAGAGATACCTGCATTAGGGTCTAAGATGTCAGCCATAAATGTTGGATTGACAACTAAAGAACATTCGCCATCCATATAAGGCACATCATTCTCACCTAAATTAGCAAGTGCTGCTTGAAATTCAGCAGCCGTTATTGCATCGTCAGCAGTTAAAGTAGCACCTTCATTAACACCATCAAGTTCTGCCCAAATATCAGCATCTACAGCTCTAGCAAGAGCTTCGCCAAACATCTGAGTATATTTAGATACTAAATCAGAATTTGATTGAATTAAAAGTACATCTTCAAAAAGCATTGCATTATATTTATGCTTATCTATTGCTAATTGAGTAACTGTTGTTGCTGTTGCATCATAAGTTACTAATGTATTAGCAGCTTTATCTGATGAAGCATCAAAATCAATTTGTGGGATATTAACTGTATCGCCACTTCCTTTTACTAAAGAAGAATAATCTTCAATTAAATTCTTGAAGACTGTTCCTCTTTCAAAATATCTGTAGATACCATCACTCCACAACTCTGGTACAAAATCATCAGCAGTTGAGGTTGTGTGAGCAGCACCTAACATTCCACCTGTTATTGCCATTTTAAAACTCCTCTCCCTTTAATAAGGGGGTTTATTTTTTCACAGCCGAAGCTATGATGTCATCCCACTTTTCCCTTCTCTCTTTTGCATCCATCTTAGTCCAATCAACATTGGTAGGAGTATAATCCTTTCTAGGATTTCCTGCAACTTCAGGGGCATTGGGTTTGACATTATTAATTTTATTAGTAATATATTCAAGAGTATCTAAGTCTAACCCAGATAATCTTTCTCTATCTTCTTCAGGGTGGTTCTCTAAAAGAGATGCTCGTCTTGTTTCCTCATACTTACCCCACTTTTCAGCATTAGAAGTTAAACCTTCGACCTTAGAAGATACCTGTTCATATAAGGCTTTAAAATCTTCTTTTTCTTTAAGTTTACTTTCTTCTGCTTTAGCAAGATTTTTTTCTAATTTCGCTAAACGAGTTTCAGCATCCTGAGCTCTTTTTCTGTACTTTTTGCTTTCTGCAATATACTGCTCATTAGAGCTATCTTGAGTAGTTTCTGTAGCAGGACTTTCACTTACTGTTTCTGTTACTGCTGTTGTTTTATCTTCGGACATACTGTCCTCCTTTTTATTATTAAAATAAGTGTATTGTGCAAATTTTTGCATAATACTAATAGATAACTTAAATTATCTTTAGAAATTATGCAAATTTTTGAATAATTCACAATCAGATTATAAGAAAAGGTGGTTTGAGTATATGGGGTATAAACCTCATTATGGGCAAACCAAATTGCATTATCCAGAAAAAGATACTGCGAGGTTTTTTGTCATGGTATGTGGTAGAAGATTTGGAAAGACTACAGCATCAGCTATGGAGGCAACTTATTATGCTTCTCAGCCTAACCAAAAGATTTGGCTTGTAGGATTATCCTATGATAAAGCAGATTTAATGTTTCGTGAGGTATGGAAATTGATGGTAGTAGGGCATGCTAATGATATAGTAAGAGCTTCTGAGAAAGAAAGAATTATAAAATTTAAATGGGGCACTACAGTAGAGGCTAAATCTGCAGACAATCCTGACTCACTTGTTGGTGAGGGATTAGACTTACTTGTTATAGATGAGGCAGCTAAAGTAAAAAGGAGAATATGGGATATGTATCTTTCTCCGACTCTTTCCGATAGAAAGGGGAAGGCAATATTTATCACGACTCCAGAAGGATTCAACTATGTTTATGATTTATTTCTCTTAGGCAAAGAAGATGAATTATGGGAATCTCATCAAGCCCCTTCATGGGACAACCATTTTGCCTTCCCTGACGGAAAAAAAGACCAATTTATCCTCGAAAGAAAGAGGAATATGGCAAAAGAGGTGTTTGAGCAAGAATATGGAGCTAAGTTTACCTCATTCTCAGGTCGTGTTTACCCATTCGATAGGGAACTTGATGTAGGAGAGTTTCCTTATAATCCGAATTTTCCTACTTTTTGCTCCATAGATTTTGGGTATCGTATGCCTGCTGTTGGGTGGTTTCAAATTCACAGAGTTGGTGGATTATGGCATATAAATATGATAGATGAGATATTACATAAAAGTAATATTAAAACAGACGAGTTAGCCTTAAAAATTAAGGCAAAACCTTATAATGTCCTTAAATATTATGGCGACCCTGCAGGGATGCAAGCTCAAGGGCAGTCAGGTATGGGAGATATAGAAATATTCAGAAGAAAGGGTATAATTATTAATACAAAGAGGGATAAGGTGTCAAGAAGTATCTCATCAGGTGTTTCTCATCTCAGAGGCTTCATAGAAAATGCCGAAAACCAAAGATTTTTACATATTCACAAAAAATGCACAGGAATGATGGAAGATTTAGAGAATTATCGTTATCCTGAAGCAAAAGAAGGACAAGATTTAAAACCAGAACCACTAAAGGATGGTTATCATGACCATGGAGCAGATATGATAAGATATTTCTTTATAAACCAATTTCCAATTAAAAACAGACAATTTAAAGTGAGGACAAGATGACGAATAAAACAGTAGAAGAAATTATAGCAGATTCAGTTAAAGAAACTAAACTGAATAAACAAAGAGCAAGGCGAGATTGGGTAAGAAAGATGCTTGATTATTATGGAGGCAATGCAACAACCCAATATATTAAAGATTATTTCAATTCTTCAGCATTTCAAGAAATCCCTTGTTATAATGCCAACTTTACACGAAGATTTGTCAATAAAATGAGTAGAATATATACTGTTGGGGCAAATAGGAATATAAATAAGCAATATGACCTATTAACTATTAAAAAAGATGCTAGAATGAAGCATGTTGAGAGAATGACACGACTTATGGGCACAGTTGCGACTCAAATTGTCTATAAAGAATTTAATGGTATGCCTTATTTTGATTATAGACCTGTTTATTATTTCGATGTTCACCTAGAAGACCCTTTTACACCTTCAGCTATAATGTATCCCTTATTAATGCAACCTGAAGACATTAATTATAATAAAAATCTTGAATGGGCATATTGGGATAACTCGATTTATGTTCATTATGATGGAAATGGTAATGTAATTGACGAATATGAGCATGGATATGGTGTTTTACCATTTTTATTCACTCACAGAGAAGAACAGGTTGATGAATTTTTTGTAGACGGAGCAAATGACATTGTAGATTGTAATGAGCAGGTAAATATAGCAATGACAGAGATGCAACTTGGATTAAGATTCCAAATGTTCGGACAACCTTATATGACAGGGGTTGATAGTGATAAAAGGATAGAAAGAGCAGGGTCTGACCAAATATTAGACTTGCCAGAAGGGGCAACTTACAATATTGCTTCTCCTGCAGGCGATATTAATGCTGTAATTGAGAATATTAAGTTCCAATTAGACCTCGTAGCACAAAATAACCACTTATATGTGCAATTTGCACAAGATGGAGGCGAAACTCCTAGTGGAATAGCTTTAAAAATCAAAGATTTAGAGAGATTTGAAGATTATCAGGATGATATTGAACTTTGGAGGATGTATGAGCATGAATTATATAATATTGAGAGAGAAATCGCTGCTTATAACAATATAAATCTACCAGAGAAGCTAAAGTTAGACTTTAATGAGCCTGAATATCCAAAAACAATTCAAGACCAAGTAACTTTAGATGAACACAGACTAAAACATCACATGATTGACGAAGTAGACTTATTAATGGAGTATAATAAGGATTTATCTCGCAAAGAAGCTGAAAAAATCGTTGAAAAGAACAAAGAATCTCGTGATGAACAAATAAATGGTATGTTTGGTAACCAAAATGAAGAAGA